TTAAAATCCTTTAAAAACTTATCCCACATAAAGACAGTATTACCTGACTTTAGTTTTTCAATCATTCTTGTCTTTCCTTCTATATCATTATCAAAGAAATACCTAACTGTTGGAATATCATTAAAATCCAGTATTTGCTTTTTTACACCGGTTAAACCGATTGTGTTTGTCATAAACATAGCATCTATAGGACCTTCAAATACAGTAAAGTCTCTACTCATATCTGCAGTAAGAATTCCAAAGATCATAGATATCTTATTTAGAGAATCCATTTCTTCTTCAGATACATTAAGTGGTTTTTTAAGCCTATCATAAATCCTTTCAATATTCCAGGTTTTATATTTAGGACCACCACCCTCTCCTGATAAATCCCTAGTCTGAAAACCTATAATCTTATTATCAGAAGTTAAGTTAAAAACATACAGCTCCTTTCGTCTAGGATCATACCCAAAGTATTCTGTTTTATGATGAAGTAATCTACTCTTAAGATAAGGATATGCTCTGTAGGTAAGAGAGTTAATTGGATAGACATTAAAGCCTAATGCAATTTCATCAAATGTTAATGAGAGATCTTTAATTTTTTCAAAGAGATGAAATTCTAAAGTTTCACCTAATGAGAAGCTTTTTCGGTTTTCTTTAATGAAGTTTAAAACATCAATACGGTCTTCTCCTTCAAAATTTAAATTATGATCCTTTAGAAAAACATCTAAACTTACATGAGCTGAGCAGTTGTAACAGTGAATGTATAAATCATTCCAATAAAGGTTACCTCTTTTCTTTCTTTCATTATCAGTAGAATCACCACAGTAAGGGCATGCAAAATTTAAACGTTCTCTTCCCTCTAAGACTCTTCTTTTTTCAGGATGAGAATGGGTTTGATGAAGAACTCGGACTACCTTATCGATAATCCGAGCCTTCATCTCAGAAGATATTACTCCTTCTGTTCCCATAGGATTAAAGATCTAATCCGTTAATGAAATCATCAAAGTCATCTCCACCTGAAGAGCTTTCGGTAGATGAAGCAGTTTCGGTTACAGCTTCAGCAGCCTTTTCAGCCTTCTTAGGTTCAGGTGCAGCTTGTGGTTTGGTAACAGTTTCAATAGCCTCACCTGGATTACTGAACTGAGAAAGAACGTTCATAACTTTAGTTCTCTGTTCATCATTCCATGGTCGGTAATCGAAGTTAGCCAATTCAGGTGCATCCTTAACATAATCCAAAATTGCAGTTCTCCCTGCGTCATCAGCGGTTACAGATTCTCCGTTGATTGTCATAGCAGAACGAGAGCCTTGGAATTTACATGAATCGTAGTTAGGATAACCACCTTTCTTAGAAATAATCAATTCAAAGTTCTTACCTTCGAATGGATCAAACACTTGTGTAGGTTCATCAAACTGTGGGTTAAGTTCCTCATCAATTTTAGCTTTAATTTTGTAGCCAAATTTCATTACTTTAATTTGACCTTCAAGCTCCTTGTTTTGTGGATCTTTAACAATTTGTACCAGTGCGTAAAATACTTCTCTACGCTTAAGTCCCTCTGACATCTTTTTATCTACAGCCGATTCAGAGTTTCTAAGTTTGAAGAACATATCCTGTACCGGACATTTGTCTCCAACGGTAGATGGTGAATCTGCGTAGAATCCGTTGCCATCTCGGTCTTCTAACCAATAGACATACTTACGAACGAAAGGTTTGCGTGGATTTTTTACGTTAGGTAGAAACCTAATTAATGAACGGTAGGTACCGTCTTGTCCCTGATCGGGTTTTGGTGAATACAGATCGCTACTTGGTGCGGGTCTGTCTCCAGTGTCAAGGTCATTGACGCTTACACTGAAAATGTCGAATTCATTTGCCATTTTAATTGCCTTTTTTTAAGTTTTACTTTTTGTTAATTTAAAAGCCATAACTTAGCATTGCCTATTTGCGTGCCCGGGAATTGCCAATATACTTTGCCTTGTTAGTGCCAGTTTAAAAGTCCCTGAATAATCAGTTCCTTTGTTATTTATATATTCATATCTATACTTAGTTTCACACTAACAAGAAAAAAATTAAAAATGCCAAATCCCATCACCGTCTCCTTTAAACGCTAATATTTTCCAATCTAAATCAGTTGATACTATCTCATTTTTCCAGAGCCAGTATCTAATGATCCTTTCATTACTTTTAGAAGTATTCTGTGTGTTATCTTTAATGTATTCCCAAAACTCTATAAAATCATTAAGTCTATTAATACCAAAAGAAAAACAAAAACTCGCAGTCCAATTCATTTCATATTCTGTCTGACCAGGCAACATCATATCAGGATAAGCTAGTATTGTATCATATGGATTATCATAATCCCATATTCTCTTAAAGTAAACTCCATCTTTATCATTTAAACCACTACCACAATTATCGCTTAAGTTATATCTACCTGATAGTTTTGTCACAAAGTCGTATTCCTTTAGTTTATGGCTATAATGATTTAAGAATGTAGAATATAAGACAGCTTCGCAGTGTGATTTATTATGATGTGTATTTATAACCTTGGCGGCATCTTTATTTAAGTTTTCAATTCTTATACATTCTAAATCTTTATATCCCCAGATATTTTTTATAGTAGCCAAATGAAGATCAGCAGAAGATTCTTTTAATGATCCATCTACTAAATAAACCTTTGCATTTGGATACAGTAAGTAAACTGAATTTATTGCTAATAAAGTCTCTACCATTCTTTCTTTATCAGTTTGAGTACTCCTGGTATCCATGTAATCAAATCTCCCTTTACTAGGTGAGACTACAGATCCTATTATAAATACATGTTTCATGAATCAAGAATAATTGCAGTTATATCATTCTCACGGATACTGAAAATCTTTTCTCCATTAAACTCAAATTCAGTTCCTGCCATGTCATGAAAGAATACTTTAACACCTACTTTAAAATCACTATCCTTAACCTCATCGCCTACTGAAATGATTGTACCTGAATACGGTGGAGCATACTGCCCTTCGGTTTTTGGCATGTATATACTTCCGATTTTTTCAGGTTGTTCATCTTTTTTAAGAAATATTCTATTTTTTATTGCCTTTACCATGATTTTCTGAAACTAAGTTCTAAACTCTATATATAAAATTTAACTGATTGATTGAAAGAAAAGTATCTATTTACTAGCATTTAAGTATTATGTGGTTTTAGGATTGTGGATTGTAAGTATACTGTGATCTCATCCTTTTTCTTTATTTGCATTTAAAATAAAATACGCATCTATTAAATCATCCAAAGGCTTGGGGATCTTTTCTGAAAAGTCTTTACCTTGAGTCCACTTCCACAATTCAGTTTTTCTCAGGTTCTTATCATTAAGTACATCATCTTGAAATGCCTTAGCCATATAGTGCTTGTTTGCATTACCTTTACCTGCTAGCTTTTTAATATGAGAAGGTTGGTAAATTGATATCTTATTGACACCCCATGCATTAACTAGCCTATTTCTTAAGAATGTGTTATACTGTACAATGTCAATAAATGAATTACCTTTAGAACCGTAAGAGAACCCTTCAAGAGAAACTTTATGTGAGTCTGTTCCAAAGAGTGTTATTAAGATATTTCCAATAAGATCGGCTATAGATTGACCGTCTGTCATTTTCTCTCGTTCTCTAAGTAAAAAATCCTTACTTGCTACATGCCTATAATAAGGAAAGCCTATTATGGTTTTACTGTCCATCAATTCTTTATGAACTGAAAATGCTTTAGGTATTTTACGGCCTTCTTCATCCCAGATACGATTACCGTAATTAAAGAAAGTTATAAACTTATATTCACCTTGATGGTTCTGTACACAAACACCTGGGCTATTGAGAGAAAAATCAATTCCTGTATAAATCACTTAGATAAGATTAAAGTCTCTTACCAAGAACCGCACCTAATGCAGCTCCTACTAATCGACTGGTTAGAAGATCATATAGAGCACCCTTCTCAATTCCTAATACTTTAGCAATTGCTTTACCTACCGCCTTTCCTAAAGCAAAACCAGTAAGACCACCTAATACTGAACCTAAGATACCCTCATTAACAACTTCTTCCATTACTTCTTCAAGATCACGACCACTTTCATGTTCTTTCATTATGCGATCAACCGCTTCATCGATTGCAGCTTCCTGCTCGTGGGTTAATGATTCGTTTAACAAAGCCTCAATATCTACTGAGTCATTATGGTTTTCGGTAAGGTAATCTTTAAATGTTTTCATTGTACTCTATTTCCTTTGTTTATATATTAGGTAAGATTAACTGCTATATTAAGTATGTTATATGTGAAGTTAATATCAAAGGTTTGGAATTCTACTGTATTGCTTGAAAAGTTTAAATCTAATGCACTTACACCGGTCATTATCATATCTTTTAGCTGAACGGTAACAAAAATATTTCCTTCGCCGTCTAACATTTGCAAACCTACACCTTCTGGTACGAACGGATCTTTACCTGATAGCTTATAGTAATAGTCAAAAGTTTCAACAGCCATCCAATAATTTATCCACCCATCAAATGCTTGCATGGTAACAGTTAAAGTTTTATCAAATAGCTCTTGTGTAGGTAAGCTACTTCTAAAGCTCCTAGTATTACCTGGGAAGTCATTTTGTGTAACAGGATCAAAAGATGGGCCTGGTAAATTCATTGACTGTATTCCGTAATTAAAATAGTCAATAGGTTCCTTTATAAGACCACCAGGTATCCTATTTAGATAAGGCCTATACTTATTTGAAATTTCCTTTGGAATAAAAGTTCTAGGAAACTCAAACCTAAATTGATTATTTCTTGCGCTTAATATCATATCTTACTCTGCTATGAACCCGCCGCTGCCGCTCCTAGATTGGCTAAGACCTGATGCAACATTTAATTTTCCTGTTACTGGAGTTCTTTTAGTATTAAATTCCTGTAAATTATTAGCGGCCTGTTTGAAGTATCTTTTTTCTTTTTTCTTTGATGTTTGAATTTGTGCCTTTTTCCGTATTGCAGTAACCTGTTCCCTTTTCTTTTTATTTGCATCAGCTAAAGCCTGGGCTTCTTCCGCTTCCTTTAGAGCCAGTTCAGATTCTGCAGATCCTAGCTTATCGGTAAGAGTTGCTACTTCATTAGTGAGAGATAAGTTAGATGCTTCTAATGCTTGTATAGTTGCAATTTGTTCTTCATCCAAAGATATCATTTCAGCTAATTGAGTATTAAGCCTTTCTATCTCAGACTGTAATTTAGCAAGTTCTTGTGAATATAGCAATGCCTGTTCATTTAACTTAGAAGTCATTGTTTGTTTGGCAGCATCATTTAAGCCTAAGAATGTACCTGTGTACAAAACGCTTTCATCACTTACACCGCTTTCATCCTCCATTCTTGTAGAGATATAAAAGTTATTATTATCCAATGATAAAATCTTCTTTGAATTTTCTTTATCAATTTTAAAGAGTACTTGACCCTGGGAAGGATCCACTTCTTGTACCCTTGTAAAATTAGGAATTCTTATTTCATCATTTTCACCAACAAAAACTAAAGTAAGAGTACCTACATTACTTAAGTCAATCGGCTTATCCACCAATTCACTATTTTCACCAGTCTCATCAAACAGCGTAAAGATAATGTAATCATCAAATGGTGATATTCTAATAACACCATCACCCTGTGGTAACGGCTCGGCCGTAGGATTGAGAGTCGTAAACTTTTTATAGTATTCTCTTTCCTTTTTTGTTACTGATATGTTAGTCTGTACTGCCATCGTCTTCGGTTAATGTTTGTATTTTTGCTGGTGAAATTGCAGCCTTTACATTTAATCTATCCCTAAATGAAGTAACATACTTGGTCTTAACTACTAATTGCTCTACAATTTTTTCTGATGTTTCCCCTGGTCTAGTTCCAGAATTTCCATTATTAACTATGATGTTACTTCCATCATCTTTAGATATCTGATTATAGACATTTGCAACTGTAGGTACTACACCTAAGTTTATCTTCATTAATCTTCTTCCGTATTTCTTAACATCAAATGAAGTTAAATTTGCTTGTTTAATTATCTGTGTATTATCAGCTCTATTATAAAGTCTTAATAAGTAATTTATTGAAAAGGATGCAGCAATTGAACTATTTAGTACAATAGGTCTAAATAGGATAGGATTATCAAAGTTTGTGGTTTGTGTATATACCTGAGTACTGGTTTTGGTAAAGTTAGTACCTATCTGTTCACTTACATTAATTTCATGGAATACAACATAGTCACCACCTGATGAATTAAGTTGTGCAATGAAATTAGAAAAAGTAGAACCGGTCACCATCCCAGTTAGCTCAAAGTAATCTCCACTATCCGATTCAACCACACTTGCATAAAGATCATCATAGATGTCTCTGTTTGCAATAGTAACTGAATTAATTTCTTCTACATTATAATAGCTATAACTGTTTTCAACTATAGTTTCATAAATCCCAGTAGCCTTAAGTGTAATAGTAGGAGTACCTAAAAAGCCTTGTCCTTCTGTTAACTTATAACCTAGACCGTTAGGTACAGCATTATTAAATCCATTATTCATAAAGTAAAGAGAAGGTACACGCCATTCAATATAAGTAGCATATAACTTGTCATTAATTAGAATTGGATCAGGATTAAATACAGGTGTATCCGTCTTTAAGAAATTTATAGACGATAAGTTTAGCATCTTACCATCTCTTCTAGGAACTAGTGTTTCAAAAATAATTCCATCAAATCCAGTAAAGCTAAATCCTGAAATAAAATGGACCCTTATCTTATCATATGCAATCAGCTGCTGTGGGCTAAAAGATTGTAAAAGACTTGCACTATCTGTTAAGAGTGGGTCAAAATCATTATAAGGAACACCTATGTCAGTATCTAAATAAGCATACTGTGTTTTATTTTCATTGATGGCAGCTACAGATATATCACGATAGTTACCCATCTCAGCTGCAACCGCATCAGTATTAAATAAGTAACTACCACCCGTATGACCATCTCTCATGATCTCAATAGGGTATGTTGCTGTACTAAACTCTGTTGGATTAGACTGGCTAGTGTAAATATACTCAATAAGTATACCGTCTGATATTTGTATAAACTTAGATGATTCCATTCTAACTATTTATTTACCATTGCAAAAACTTAGGAGTATAACCTAGACCTATACCTACATACGGTGTAAATCCATTGCTGCCATACCCAACGCCTAGCTGTAATCCAATGCCTAATGTTTTTCTATTTTGTTTTTGGAGATCTAAAAAACCTTTACTCGTTTGGTCTATTAGTATTCCTTGTGCGCTATTAAAAGTTGTTCCTGGGTAATCAGTTTCAAGATTTACAAAAACCTCTTTGGTTTCTCTATCTCTCAATATAGAAGCAGTTAACCAAATGTTCTGGTTAAGATCAATAGTAGCATTACCTAGATCTATTGTACTGTCATGTGCTTCATAAGGTACAATAATACCAATCTCTCTAGAGCTATTACCCCAAGTAGCAGAGTCCTTAATTTGAAATGCTGAACTAAAATTACCAATGATAGTATCAACCACGGTAACAGGTACTTCAACAATAACCTCCTTAATAACAGTCTTGGTTTCTATTATTGTAATAGGTGGTTTATTTTTTTCATACTCAAGTGTTTTCCCTAGCTCATCAATAGTTAAGGTTAGTGCCATGATCTCAGCTTCAGCATTACCCTTCTCATTAATGTAGTTTTCAATTTCATCCAGTGAAGCTTTCCAATTATTCTCTATTCTTGTAGCTTCTCCTTTAGCTTCAGTCGTAGCTTGACACTGTCTTAAAAACAAAATACATAGCACAACAATACCACCTAGTAAAAACATTCTAGTATTTTTAGGATCAGTAATTACGCTTAATATGTTTTTAAGTATTATCATATACCCTCTTCATAGATCTGTAATAGCTTATAAGGAGTAACATTACTTTCTCCGTATTTTTCTATTAAGCTATCCATAAACTTTTTTTCCTTTCCTTTCATTTGCTCAAGCTCAGTAAAAAGACTATCTCTCTTTTCCGCCAAACTTTCAATACTCTTTTGCATTAGGTCAATAGAAGTTTCAATTTCCTTATACCTGTCTACAAATTCTTTAAGCTCTTTTCTTTCTTTTTTATTCATTATGGTAACATATATTGTATTGTAAATCTAACACCACTACCATTATTACTAACGGTACTTGCGTATGGGTTCCCGACCCAAATACCACTACCCCATTTAAAGGCTAACCCATTTGTACCAGCAGCGAAGGCTTCTACTGGCATCATCCGAAATGCATAAGATCCACCTGCACCAGAAAAGAGTGTACCACTTCCGTGTAGAACTGTAATGTTGCCTGATGATGGCTTAAGCGGTAATGGCCATATACGCTGAGTAGCATTAGATCCACTAGTCGTAGCAGTTCCGCTAAATGTAACATTACGACCTACTCTTATCCATTGCCCTGTTATAGAACCTCCACCCGTAATTGTATTAGATGGTCCAAATTCTCCACTTGCAAAAATACCTCTAGTTCTCTCAGGGTTAGATGCATATAATGGTGTTGAAGGCGGTGTGATCGCGCTGGTGTGATCTATATGAATATTACCTTCCGCATACCAAGTAAACTGTTGCCCATTATAATTAGTGGCTTCATTAACACCATACGAAAGTAGTTGTAACTTGTCATCATCAGCATCCATTCTTATACCTACAGGTCTGGATTTAGGGGCTATAACTAACCCATTAGTACCAGCAGCTGTAGCGGTACCCCTATTAATAATAATGTTATCATTATCATTAGACAGTGGTGAATAATCATCAGTACCTACCTGTGTATGAAATTCTATTGCTTTATCATCAGTACTATTTGTAAATTTAACAGCACCGTTTCTTGCATCACCTTGTACTGATGAATGATTACTTGATACTGCTAAAGTATAACTTTGCGCGGTAATTGGAATATCAGCATCAGCTGGTTGTTTGATATAAACCCAACCCCTGCTGGATCCGCTAGAATCACCGAAGTTAACATGGGATGAATACTGATATGTAGAGCCATACGGCTCGTACCCCAATATAACTCTACCATTAGACGAAATTGCAGACGCTTTTATACCACCAGATATATAAACATCCCCACCACTTTGTAAAGCTGTAGCATCACCACCTAAAATAGCTACCTGACGACCTATACCTGATAAACCAAAACCAGTAGCAAGTGGACTTCCCGACCCACCTTTAATAGTTAACATATCTCTTGAGGCAGGTGCTGATGAACCAGCTATAGGTCCAATTATTGTAGGCGATGTCGCTGTAGCCGAACCGGGTGTACCAAACTCTATCCATGAAGCCGTTGCTGCACTTCCTGAGCCTATAGGTTTAATACTCATCACTGACTCAGAATTAATCATGCTTAATCCTGTGCCAGTTTTACCGTAACCAACAAAAACACCATTTTGCGTCACAGTTAATCCTCTGGCTTCATTACCTGTATTTTCTACATAAATCTGAATTCTATTGCTTAACCCACTAACCCCAGTCGGTACGTCTTCTAATGCTATTCTATTATCAACATTACCATCAAAATAGATTCTCTCAATACCTGATCCATCATCACCAATAAACTTATTTCCTGACATGGCTACCAATGCACCGGTATCCTGTATTTCCCATGTACTTGATTGTATACCTGTAGTACCATCCCATCTAACTATTCTATTATTAGTGCCAGTATCGGATGTTAAGCTTGTGCCGTTCCAGCCTAGTATACCTGGGCTAAAACTACCACCTGTTGATAGTGTTCCTAGTTTACCACTAGA